TGGAGTATATTAATTATGGTGATGAGCTTGAAAGGATTAATGACAATCAATTCATCAGAATGGATACTATTGAGAACTATCGTAGAACGTTCCCTAATTTAGTAGCTTTATTAGAGGACTCTGGGGCAAAATCTGCTGCGATGTACCCGATAGTAGGTATTGATGGACCAATAGGGTTAGTAGTAATTATCTATCCTAACGACAAGGAATACTATTTAGGATACTACAATTCTGTTATTGCTCCATGCATTCAGCCTTTATCTACATTACTAGATTATAACTCAATTAGGAAGAAATTTAAAATGGATTATGAAAGTAGACAAGAGGAACAAGGAAATATGTTACAACGATTCTTCCCATATGTATTGGAGTGAAATTGACAATACTATATACACTTCAGTAACAACAATGATACATGGGTTCTGTCAAAAGTTCGACAGTGATTTCTGGTCGCAGTACAAAGCATTACAGAAGCTATTAAGTGCTGAACAGTTTGCCATGGAGAAGAAGAGACTATTAGAAACTAAACGTTTTGATAAGAAGTACTTCTTAGACATGTATGATTTAAATGAGACGGAGTTTAATTCTGCACAACAGGATATACTGGATGAGTGGTCTAAAACTAATGCCGATTCCAAGGAAAGAGGTACAAAGATTCATAGTGATTTGGAACATCAATACTTAGGTAAGAGTTCATGCCAAATGAGAAGTTACGGTTTAGGCGGAACTTTTGAAGTTAATACTAATGAATCTTTAGAGAAGAATAACTTAGACCTACTAAGCATAGAAAGAGGAGTCTTCCCTGAATATATGATATATAGAAGGTCGGACGACAATAAGTTTAGGTTGGCAGGTCAAATTGACTTACTTATTAAGGACGGAAATGACATTTACATTGTTGACTACAAGACTAATAAAAGTATTGACGAGAAATCTTACTTTGATACCAGGACTAAGAAGAGTCAAATGATGAAGTATCCTATGAATAATTTAATGGACTGTAATAAAGTACATTATACTTTACAACTATCTACCTATGCATGGATGCTTCAGAAATTAAATCCTGATTTTGTTATTAAGAAGTTATTGCTTATACATTATGACCATAATGGTAACGTTACAGAACATGAGTTAGATTACCTTAAAGATGATGTAGAACGTATGTGTAAGCATTGGAAGAAGCAGTGTATACTTGAGGAAATCAAGGAGAAGAGAAAGCCTATAGAGTTCTAATGAGCTAGTTCATAATCATAGAGTATCTTTCAAACTGGGATTTGAGATATTAAAAGTAAAGTATAATTAAAGCTCATTAGAAATCTATGGGAATTACTAATATTGTAAATGGACACTTAAATGAGTTACTAGGTAATAACGAAGAAATGGCTAGGGCTCGTATTAGAATATGTAAGAAGTGTCCTATTATGAAGGATTCGTTTATGGGGTATGTATGTAGCAGTAAACTGTGGCTAAACCCTAAAACAGGAGATATATCAACAGAACGTAAAGATGGTTATAAACGTGGATGCGGGTGTAGACTTAATGCTAAAGTTAGAGATATTAAGTCTTCATGTCCAGCAGGTAAATGGTAAATGATTTAAATTATGAGTAATAACGGAACAATGGATGTAATGTTTGGGGGTAAAGGATTAAGCTTTGCCGGTGCAGATGGGTTTAAAGATTTAAAGAAAGAAGCTGCTGTGGAAGCACATAATAAAGCAGTAGATACTTACACTAAAGCACTTAATAAGAACATTAAAGATGAATTGGAGAAAGCGGAGGAAGTAACAGAGAAGATGAATAGTATGGAAATTATGCCTATTAATTCATACGTATTAGTTAGACCTTATGCTAAGAATCCGTATCAAAAGATAGAAGTGACTAAAGGCGGACTTATTATACCAGAATATGACGGAGCATTTAAGAATCCAGACACTGGAGAGAAAGATACAGAGTATCAACTTTCAGTTGTAGCTAATGTTATAGAAGTAAGTCCTTTGTGTAAGTTTATTAAACCGGGAGACGATATATATTATAGACGTTCTTCTGGAGTACCTGTTCCGTTCTTCAGACAAGGATTTGAAGTTGT